TGATGAATCAGCTTTCATGGAGCTAACTGGTCAGGCAGGAACGCCTAAATCAGAAGGTCTATCTAGGCTAAACATAAATTACGATACAGAAACCGAAGATGGCGAGACACTAACTCGTGGTGATTGGAAGATGATGTATCTTGGTGAGATGGTATATGCAAAAGAAATACTTATCAAACCTATATTAAGAACATTTGAGTGGAGTATCTTTGATGCAGAGCAAGGTGTGTTCTCATCTAAGTCAGTCCAAAAGCCAACTATGTCAGGTGATTTTCCTGATACTGAGGGTGGTAATAAGTGTGGTCGTTTATCACAAGATGAAGAAGATAAGTTAAAAGATGATGATCCACTTAAAGTAAAATCAAGATCAGCAGTATGTAATCAAGTGTTGTATTCTAAAGTTAGTGGTAAGTTTAGAAAAGCTAACGGAGAAGAGATAGAGATTAGTGAACATCCTGCAGTTGCGTACTTTAAAAGATCTGGGTTTTTACCAATACGAAACTTTATTGATAGTCTAACTAGACAGAAGAAGATAATGCAGAAGTGTTGGATTAGTTTAAAGACAGATAAAAAGAAAAAAGGATCTGTTACATATTTTGTACCAGTCCCAACATTAAGTTCAGAAACTGATATCTTGGATGAAGATAAGGAGTTAATGAAGAAGTTTGCTGAAACTGTAAAAGCACATAACCAATCTGTGCTTGAACAGAGCAGAGAGTCTGCTAAGTTAGAAACTAGCGAAGCAGACGAAAGTCTAGCAGACGACTTCAATGCTGCTGCTGTTTAAAATCCAAGACTACATGGAACGTGCTAGTAGGGGGGAAGTTACTATTCCCCCTGAAGCCGTTTTAGACTTTGCAAATGACTGCAAAGATTCCGTTACCGTACAACTCAACAAAGAAAAAAGTTACAAGTTAAGAATGTCTGGTTTAGGTAGACCAGTCTGTCAACAATTATTAGAGAAGAATGGTATTGAGCAAGAGACACAATACAATCTTCTATTTAGATTTTTATTCGGTGATATCGTAGAAGCAATAGCTGTTCTAGTTTTAGAACAAGCAGGGGTAGATATTGTCGCAAAACAAAAAGCAGTTAAACTTACGATCGGTGGATCAGAAGTTACTGGCACATTAGATTTAATTATACGAGATGAAACTGGACAAGAGAAAGTTTGGGATATTAAGTCTGCTAGTGAATGGGCATATAAATTTAAGTACACTGGTTACGGTGGATATGATAAGATAAAAGAAGATGATCCTTTTGGCTATATCATGCAGGGTCATTTATACGGAGAAGCAACTGGACTACCGTTCGGTGGGTGGATCGTTGTTAATAAATCAAGTGGTGAGATAGCCGTAGTTGAAGCACCAGAATGGCAAGACCAAGATAGAAAAGAATATCTTAAAGATGCAGAGAAGCGTGTACAGTTTTTAAACAGACCATTTAAAGAATTTGTTGTACCATACAAAGATGAGTTTGAAGAATACAAAGGCGAACGAACTGGCAACAAGCTCATGCCAAAGCCTTGCAACATGTGTGGTTACAAAAATTATTGTTGGAAAAATGCAACCTTGCATGATAAGATTACATCAAAAGCTAAACAGCCACCTCAAGTGTGGTACACTAGATTGAAAAAGAAAGTATTATGATGCCAGTATTATATTCAAGAAATTACATGGCAGATCTTATGGAATTAAACGAGGATTTTTACCACGTTTATATAGACTCCCACGTGGAGACTGGTGGTGGGAGAGAGACAGTTTTTTTACGTCAACATGAAAGAGGTATTCCCCTTACTCTTCGTGAAAACTTTTCAAAGAACGGCTCTCTCACTTCTAGCACAGAGCAACGAGATATAATAAAGGTAGAGAATGAATTTCAAGTTATTGGACAAGCACTCGATTATGGGAAGATAGTATGCCTTCCGATGTTTCCCCTAACAATCCAACTTATTACAATAGAAAAACAATCCCTCAAACTGGCAGGGTACATAAACAAAAGGATTCAATCATTAGGATTGAAGATGAAACAGATATGAGATACAGATCTAAGTTTGAATTAGAACTGGCTAAAGTTCTTATGCGTCACAAAGTTAAGTTTCAGTACGAATCTAAGAAGTTTTTGTATATACCTAAACCTAGAACGTATACACCAGATTTCTACATACCTGATACTAATATATTTATAGAAGCAAAAGGACATCTTGATAAGGCAGACAGAGTGAAGATGGCACTTGTAAAAGAGCAACATAAAGATCTTGATATACGTTTTGTATTTATGAACGCCAAGAATAAGATTTATAAGGGCAGTAAAACAACCTATGCTGATTGGTGTCTTAGACATAATTTTCAGTGGGCAGAGAAAACAATACCGTTGGAGTGGTTTAAAAATGGCAAAAGATGATGTAGAAGATTTTATTAAAGAAATGGGGTTGGCAAAAGGCAACTACTATATTATTCTTCAAGACGTGGGTGAGGATAAATTTAAGATGATGGCTTATGATACAACTGGTAAGGAACATAAAAGAGAAACAGATCACTCTGTTGCTTCTGTAATGCACGAAGGTTTGGTGGGTCTACTTACAACAAAAGGCGAAGATTTATTTAACTTTGGCTTTTCTGAGCTTGCATATAGGTACACAACTGGTAGAATGTTTGATGAAATATTAGACGAAATAGATAAACAAAAAGAAATAAAATACAGAGATAATGTAATAGAGGTTGATTTTGGCAAAGATAAATGATAACGATAAAGAACCAGAACGTTACTACGACTGGATAGGTTGGAAATTAAGACAAGAGAGAAAGAAGATGAAAAACGGAAAATTAGATTACCATCAAGATATGGAAGATATGGTCAATCATCCACCACATTACAATCAGGCAGGCATCGAAGCTTTAGATGCAATTTTAGCAGCAACAAATGAAGGCAGTGAATATTATCTACAAGGTAATATAATAAAGTATCTCTGGAGATACAGATATAAGAATGGATCACAAGATCTAGAGAAAGCTTTGTTCTATCTAGAGAAGATGATTAAAGTAGTAAAAAAATTAGAGGAGAATGATAATGTCAATATCAAATAGTTTACCTACCTCTTATCAACAGTTCATACATAAGTCACGCTATGCGA